ATCCATCTACATTAAGATTTTCAAGACTTCCAACAGAGAATTGACTAATTACATCTGCTTTAATATCAGACTTATTAAGAGAAGTATTATTCAAATTCTTCTCAATGTTATGAACTAATCCATCAATACTGCGTCGCAATTCTTCAAGATACACATCATTTCCTTTTTTATTCGCAATACGAGTAAGTTCTTGACTCATTCGCAAAAGAGTATTGTGGAATATTTTGTCATTTTCAACTTTTACTTTGAAAACATTTTGTGTACTTATTTTTGTAAGCACCTGTTCCATCTGTGTCTTTATTAAAGCCACAACAGATAATATATTATTACGTTGTGGTTTCTTAATATTCTGATTATTTTCCGGAATCAATATTCTCGGATCAACTGATACCATATAATTTCACCTCCCTAACGAAATGCTAAAATATATAAATTAGCCGTCGATGATAATGTCATTGCATATAATTTTGTAAATTGTATTTTTTCAAGTTCATACAATATATTAGCTTTAACTAAAAACGATCCCACGTCTGACGGTTGGTCAAAATCAACTACACAATCTCCATCAGCTACTAAATAAAGACCACTACATCCAGTAACAAAATCTTCCACTTTCATTGTGGTTGTGAGTGCCATTTTTCTAGTTTCTCGCTGTAAATCTGAAGCCATAAATTACTCACCACCCTTCTCTATTATTTGATACCTAACAATTTTTAATTTAGTACTAATTTTGTGAAGTCCTTTGTTGACTTCAGGTTGACCTAGTTCTTCTAGCTTTAAATGTTTACATTCTCCTTCTACTTGTTTTATTTCACATCCATTTTCAAGTGCTTGAGTACAAAACCAAATATCGTGTCCTCCATATACTTTCTCAGGATTCGTATCAATCCATTTCCAGTCGTTGAGCCGCAACATCTGATCATCTCGAAACCAAGGATACGGAACCTTGTCAAAAACACTTCTTTTAACAAGTGTGCAACCAAGCCCACACCATAAAATATTTCCTTCCTTATCCCGTGCGCTACACGACCAGCCACTTACTCCATAATCAATAAATGCAATATCAGCATCAGCTTCAATGAGTCTTTCCAGTGCGTCTGGTGGAGGAACAGTATCCTCTTCAACGAACAAAATGTGTGATAATTCATATCCCAACATTTTTTCGTCCTGAATTGCCAGCTCTACAAGACTATTAAAACTGTCAGGGATTGGCAAATCTCCTGAGTAATACGTTCTAACATCTTGGAAATTTCGCATCAGTTCTACTGACTCAAGAACTTCGCTGAATATTAGTCCTCTATTTGGCATGAGTACGGCAATCATATTATCTTCCTGTTTTTTCAAACTGTTCAACACGACGCTCGTCTATTGGGCGCATCCCAGACAAATCTTTACCCAAATATCTCTTTCCGAATTTTTCAACATAACTTCTTGCCTTTGTTCCAGACAAGAGTTCGCCCTCATGAGTTCGGACACGAGATCTAATTTCGTTCCAATGATTCGCCCTACTTTGTCGACTATTTGTTACTCCTGTTACTATCCCCATAATTATTTTTTAAATTATAACCTTCCTTTTGGCGGCAAATCTAATTCCCGCCAAAAAGAGATTACGATTAAGATCGTACCTCAATTCCGAACGCACCACGAATGGTCTTAATACCATAAATCGTATCAACAACCACCAAATTACCCAAGTATTCAAGGATGTAGTCCGCTTGAGTACGAGGAGAAATCTGCATAGCAAGCGCAATCGCTTCTTTGTGGAAGTAGATATTATGAGTTTGTGTAGGCGTAGCAGCAGTCTGTACTGTTTGCTTCGTGTAATACACTGGTGTCCCATAAATCTCTCCCCAATAGTAACGACTATTTGGACCCGTTCTTACGATAGTTGGTTCGTTATACTGACCCATGTAGTCTGCTTTGACGAATTTGTCGATACGCAAGAGTGCTGTTTTTTGGGTTGGATAGATAACAAAGTATCTATCTTCCATTGGAGCATTTGCGAGATCAAGAGCTTCATCGGCTGCAAGAACTACTGCATCAGTGATATCGGCCCCGTATGTTCCAACATCAGTATTAGTGAAGTTGGCATACTCACCTAAAAGATCGGTATCTACTGCTTGTGCGATAGCGAACCCTGCTTTTGAAGTGTATTCTGCCATCAAATCGTAATTTGATTGCACCTTCAAAAAGTCTTCAACTAAGAACGATGATTCTTTGTGAGTATTCAAAAGAATCTGAGTATTGGACTCAGTTGGAGACTGAAGAGAAACTTGAGTATTGGCGGACTTGTTAGTAGCCGTAAGATTAGAGAGGTTAGGGATATTGATTGTGTCTCCTTTCCCCGTCACTAAACTATCGAACCGCTTAACAAGCGGAGCCATTACTAAAGCGTTTTCAGTCGCACGTAAAACTTCTGCTGACCAAACTTCTGGGATAAAAACTGCCCCAGTTGTTGTAGTCATTTGACTTGAACCTAATGCCATATTCTTTATTCACCCCCTTCCAAAAATGTACTTATAACTGGCCTTTAGCCATGAGATCTAGGATTTTTGTCCTATTTCTCTCATACCATGCCTTTCCTTGGGGGTTTTTCAATGCTTCTTCAACTTTTTCTCTCGTTATAGCATTTTGTTGTGTCCCCGCAGTCGAGCTGCCCTTTTCTATAATCGGGCCTTTTCGAGCTTTACCTTCTGCCTTTTTAAGCTCCCAGTCAACCAATTCATCAAAATTCATTTCTCGGTATGCAGCTTGTGGGTCCCAAATTCCATGTTCTCGCATGTAATTTTCAACCTTCTGCCGATCATACTTTGGTCGACCATCTTCACCATCAAGGTCGTTTTCAAATCGTGAATGTTCGCCATTGAGTACTTGTCTGTCCTCAATCTGCTTAATTCTTGAATCCAATTCCTCTTTTGTTGTGAATCCTTTGCTTTTAAGAAGCTCAATTGCTCTTTCAACATTAGGATCCTCAGCTTGAACTTGTGGTGCTGGAACTTGGGAAGGTTGATACGTTGGCGTTTCAACCTTTTCCTTCAGATCCCGCATTTCATCAAGTAGCTGTCTATTTTGAGAAATCAACTCATTTATCCGACCTGCTGCCGACTTTTTTCGTGGCGCAGCTTCGTCTTGATCCGCACCTTCATCAGGAATGTCCTGATTAAAGTCGATCTCTGACGTTGTTTCCATTTCGTCTGACGGGGACGAGGTAGTCTCATCTACCTTCTCATCTTCTTCGTTCATATGTTTTCACCTCGCAATCTACTCTAATTCGTCAATCATTACCTTAGGGGTACGAATCCCAAACATAAATTGTTCGTAAAGAAGGGTTTAATTAAAAACCCTCCGTGCACGAAGAATTTATCTTTCACTTTTTAAGTACGCTCCAGGACCACAATAGTCCTTCATTTTTCTAGGATTTAAAAGTCCCATATCTGATCCCTTTGGTGTACCAGATCCCTCACCACCATGTTGGGAAAGATTAGAATCATTTTTGTTTCCCTTGTAATTTGCTTTGCCTTCTCCTGTTTGACTTTCATTAATTAACATATATTCACCCCCTTTTATTTTGAGTTTATCAACTCATGCTAGTGCTGGGATCTAATTCAGCACTAACTGAATAGATAAGTCGACTCATCTATTCTTTAAACAGATGATTCATCTACCAATTCCCAAATAATTGTAAGATCGTTTTCGTTCGTATGAACCGATCCACCATCTAATTGCAAACCACCACTTCCAAAACTGGTAAAATCAATCTCACGTACCCAATTTTTACCAGCTCCCGCAGTAGGTTGTGTTATCTGACAAACTGCATCTGTAGTTGAAACGCTGCCCATACCGGATGCATGACCTGGAGCAACCGCTTTATTGTAAATATTCGTAACGGCCGCATCTGCTGGATTCCCAAAAATAAGTTTTTTTATATACACATCCTGACCAGCGACTCCTAATGCCTGAGCATCTCCTACTGCATTTGTTGAAGCAATATATGTGACTCTCATTTTTTCACCTCCTTTTAAAAATTTAAAATTATTAACTACTCTTGTGACAATCCCTCAGTATTTAACCCGTACGCATCCAAGTTGTCTTGGGCTGCATCTTCTAAGTTACTAGAATCTTCTTTATCAGGGAAGACTCGTTTCCCATACAGATCAACTGGAAAGTCTTCACCCTCAGCCTGGAACGCATTCCTTCTCCCCTTTTTAAAACTGTTGTATCTGTCCGATGTTATTCGTAGTGCCATATATTTTCACCTTCCCCTTCTAGCTTGGCGCATTGGTCTTCCGCTGCGTCCTTTTTTTAAACTGATAACATTTTTACCCTCAATAACGGTTCTTTTTACTGTTCTCCCAAGTCGAGGAGATTTAGTATTGAATCGTGTAACTGTTGCTTTCATTGTCCTCCTCCTGGCCCAAACATCTCAGCTAGATTTGGTTGCGCCATTCCAATTCCACCTGGTCCTCCACCATTTTCAGGCATTCCGCCAATAGGTTGTCCAGGAGGAATTGCTGCATCTGGACTGATCGGTGGACCTTCTGCTCCTTCTCCTCCTTGTGGTGGCATTCCTCGTGTTTGCATGTTCAACTGCCACCTATCAACATTTATATGTTCATTCATATGTGCCCGAACTATATCATCATCAGCATGTTCCTTGTGGATCGAAATATGAATCTGGTGATCATCGTCTGGATGCACTGGCTGATCTACTCCTTCCATCATTAATTCATTTTCAGCAAGGGCAAGTTCTTCATCAGTCAGCTGTATATTCCCACTAAACTGGTTTTGTACGGCTTGAGACGTTTGACCAGATCGTGCCTGAAGCATCTGCTCGTCCCGTGTCCGTTTGATGATTCCATCAATATCTGCAAATTCACTATATTCAAGATATGTCTTTTGATCAATTGCTCCCAATCGGAAAAGTTCTTTGAGTTTTTCTTGTCTAGCTTCTTTGGTGTATGCAAGCCACGATCCAACCTGTACTCGAACTTCATTGTCAGCCCCAATTATTGCCAGTGGCAAATCCATTTCTCCGAATGTGTACTTGTTCTTTTTTTTATTCTTAATATTTCCTTGTTCTCCAATCGCCATGAAGTATTCTGGCTTTCCACCAAGACCGGTTACTGAAATAAGCTTTGATGTGTTCCAATTTTCAGCAACTAGTTTTAAGATCTTTCGTCCTGAACGAGCAAGGAAATCTTCCAAGTTATCAATCAAATCATTTTGATTTGTTGCATCAGCCTGTTTAAGTTCTGCAATAGCAACTCCTGATCTGATTGTCCCAGGAAGTCGTCCAAGCGAAACATCATGTACTCCCGACAAATCTTCCAAGTTGCGTCGCATACTTGCTAACTGCTCTTGTGGAGAAGGTGGAAGTGGAGAAATTGGCAAACTGGTAACAGTTGCTCCTCGATTTTTTTCAATGATCTGACCGTGCTGGTTTACAATAATTCGTGCTCCTGAATTTTTATCTATAACAAATCTTCCCTTTGCAAAAAAGTGATTGTATTCAAAAATATGTGACTCCAGAGCATCAATTACCCTATTAATTGGAATCAAATGCTTGACCCATGACTCTCCATACAGTTCTCCGGAAGCAATATCTCCTTGTAAAATCTCAAATGGGTATTCATCACTATCAGTAATTTCATTTCGAAGTGGCACATCCATCTGGTCAACATATGTCACCATTCTAATCTTGAAATCTCCATTCTCTTGTCGTTCTCGCATCCATGTGTGTTTCAAGATAATCGTTTGATTGTCATCGTTTTGCTCGTTGTATCTATTTTTGACTACCTGCAATAAGAACTGTTTGTACTCGGCACTTGCAATCTGACTATCTTTTTGTAGCTGATCTGTATTCTCATATCGTGGATTTTTCTTTACAAAATCAAGTGGAACTTGCTGATGAAGCGAAATGTATTCTGCCCCGTACTCTGGATCATTAAGATTTGGGCTTTTGACGAACGGATCAACGAAAAAGTCAAATGGATCAATGTTGTTGATAACAATATTTCCTTTTCTATCAACATCAAACTGCCAGATCCCAATAGAATACGTCAATGCGTGATTAACCGCTTCTTTAATTTTTCGTTTAATTTGTGCCTGTTTATAGATATAATCTAGTGTTTTGCCTGAATAGCGAGCATTCTCGAAAGAAGACTCGGTAGTCACATTTGGGAGAACCTCCCATTTTGGCTGGAATGAAGTAACTTGATTCCTCACTCCTCGTAGATGTGTACCAACTAAATTAACAGGGATACGAACCCCGGTACGAGTACCAAATATTATAGAGTTCGTTCCACGGTTATAGCGAGCAAAATGATACCCTCGTACATAGAGCGTTCTAACAAGCCATTCCCAGTCAAACTTACGTCTGTGTGCTCGTGCTGTTTTCTCAAGCGATTTACACTTGGTAACAAGATCTTGTTCCTCATTTATTTTTGTTTTTTCTTCCTCACTCACCAGTTCGTCTTTATCTTTCATTGTTAGTTATATCCTGGAGGAATAATCGTATCTCCCCCTTCAACTTCAAACTTAACATCTTTTGGTAATTCAATCGGATTATCTTCAGAAAATTCAATATCGGTATTAATTTCCTCAGTTATAGCGTTTGGGTCGAGCACCTCTTTACCTTTAAGGAGTGGGGTCTCAAGTTTATGCATGATATATTCCTGATTTTTTATGATTGTGGCGTTTTGAGAAGTGATTTTTTTTACCAGTTGGCTGAAAAAATAGCGAAGAATAATGAGAGTTCCAAGAAGTTGCAGTAT